GTACAGATGAAACTCAACGATAAAGACGAATACGAAAAATTTAAGTCTCGACGTACCTCTTCCTCTTCTGCTTGGCAGGCTGAGGCTTGGGAATACTACGATGCAATTGGTGAAATCAAGTATGCATTCAATCTTGTTGCATCTGTAGTTTCACGTATTAGAATTTACGCAGCAGTTATTGAAAACCCTCACGAGGCTCCTATAGCAGTTGGAACTTCTTCTAAAATTGACCAACAACTTTCTGGTGCTGCAGAGCGTGCTCTACATCGTCTTGATTCTGCATACGGCGGACAAGCAGGTCTTCTCAAAGATGCTGCTCTCAATCTTTCAGTAACTGGGGAATGTTATTTAGTTCAGATGCCAGAGCGTCCTGCATCAGGTATTCCCGAGTCTTGGGATATTCGTTCTACAGATGAGATTCAAGTAGATGCTCGTGGTGGATTTACTATTATTGGTCGTCGTGAGCAAGCAGCAGGCGGTGGAAGCAGAGATGGTCTTACTAATAGTCTTTCTAAGAATGCATTCGTAGGACGCATCTGGCGTTCACACCCTCGCTATTCTGATGAAGCAGATTCAAGTATTCGTGGTCTACTCGACCTTTGCGCTGAACTACTTCTTCTCAATCGAACATTTCGTGCAACAGCACGCTCTCGCCTAAATGCTGGAGCACTTTATTTACCAGATGGTTTATCAGTTGCATCAGGTGGCGACCCAGATTATCCATACGATAGTGATGATGAACTAAGTCCTGGCTTTACCGCTGAAGAAGCAGAAGATGAGTTTGAAGAACAACTTATTGATGCAATGACTACTCCGATTCGTGACGAAGAATCAGCATCAGCAGTTGTTCCACTTATTATTCGTGGTCCAGCAGAACTTGGCGACAAGATTAAGCAATTCAAGTTTGAGCGTTCATTTGACCCAGCCCTTGCTGAGCGTTCTGACCGCGTATTAGAGCGCATCTTGCAGGGACTTGATGTTCCAAAGGATGTTATTACTGGACTTGCAAACGTAAAGTATTCAAACGCACTTCAAATTGATGAGACTTTATATAAGGCACACATTGAACCTTTGATGCTTCTTATCTGCGACGCTCTTACAGTTGTTTATCTTCGCCCATATCTTGCAGCACAGGGCTACAGCCCAGCGGATGTAGACCGAATTGTTATTTGGTATGACCCATCTGCTATTGCAACTCGTAATGACCGTGCCCAAGATGCTGATGCAGGTCTTGATAGAGGCGCAATCTCTATGGACACTTGGCGTCGTGCTCACGGCTTCTCTATGTCAGATGCGCCAACTCCTACAGAAGTAGCACTTACACTTCTGAAAGAAAAGGGTGTCATTACTCCAGAACTTACAGAGTCAATGCTCTCTGCAATCGCACCAGATGTTATGAACGCTGTTCGTCAAACACAGCAAGCACAATCAGCTGCACCAATCCCACCAGAGGTTCAACAGGCGCTAGATGCAGCACTTGCACAACCAGAAACAAACCAAGGAGCATAATATGGCAATTGAAAAACCAGAGTTAGTAAATTCACTAAACAAATGTTTAGGAAATACCGTTGTCCTATACTTCAAGGCACACGGACATCACTGGAACGTTGTAGGCAATGACTTTGCACAGTTCCACGAATTTTTTGCAGAAATTTACGAAGATATTTATAGCGCTGTTGACCCGATGGCAGAGAATATTCGTAAGTTAGGTGCTCCAGCGCCTTACCGACTCGTTGAGTTTGCTCGTTCATCAGATATTCAAGATTCACAGGTTGGGCAGAACGCTATGGCGATGTGCAAAGACCTTTACGATGCAAATGACATTATGTTGGTATGCCTCAATACGAGTTTTGATATTGCAAATGAAAGCAAAGAGCAGGGAATTGCTAATTTCCTTGCCGAGCGAATTGATATGCACCAAAAGTGGCGCTGGCAGCTCAATGCATTCCTAACTTCTGAAGAGAAAGCGAATTACGAGTTCTAAAATGGCACAAGACTGGGTTGTTTTCTTAGATAAAGCAGAAGAAGCAGGTATCACTGCCACTGCTGGTTCTAAGCCTGCCCCAAAGAAGGACCAGATAAAAGGTTCTGATAAAAACTCTAAAGGCTCTGCTTCTGGAAGTAAGAAAATTGTTTTTGGTAAGGCTACTGAAAAAACATTACACGAAAAAGTTATAGAGCATAATAAAAAGGCTCCAGCTGGTCGTAAGGCAACTCTTTCAATGCTCAAGGCTGTTTATCGTCGTGGTGCAGGTGCATACTCTGCTTCACACCGTCAAGGAGTTAATCGTAATCAATGGGCAATGGCTCGCGTCAATGCATATCTCAAATTACTACGTACAGGTAAGCCAACTAACGTAAGTTATAAGGTTGACAATGATTTACTTCCAAAAGGTCATCCAAGAAGTCTAGAAAATATTGATTCAGTAGTTGCTTCTGGCATTGATGCTTATGAATTAGAATTAACTGTAACTGTTGGAGAGAAAGAGTCATACACATACCCAGAAGATGCAATTCTTGCTCTTACAGAGTATTCAGGTTATGGATACGAAGCAGAGTCAGCAATTCGTGCATCTTGGTTACGTGCAGTTCGTAATAACGAAGACCCTTTTGTTAGAGCATCAATCCTTGCATCCCTTGGGACTTCAAGTCTAGATGCAGACTTACTACCAAAGATAGAAGGTAATGACGACAATGAGTAGAATCATTCGCCGCTTTAGTTATGCCATTTCTCCAAATGGAAAACTAGCATCTTCATATGACCAAGCCCTTTCACTTCGTGACGTGGCTCTATCTATGATTGAAGAAGCAAATGAGACTGCACTGGCAAGTCGTAAGGTAACTCGTAAGGCTGCATTTACTGTATTTCAGCGCTCGCTTGAGGCTACAAAAGATTTACCTTTTTCTATGCGCGAGCATATGGCAGTCAAAGAACTTTCACAGTTCATCAACCTTTTCAAACATAATAAAGATATCTCTCTAACATTTGCACATACTGACCTTTTACCAACCTCACACCCACGCTCTACTCGCAATCACACAATGACTGCATCTGCACTACAAGGTGCTCGTGCTCGTTGGTACTCAGATGATGCTCGCATTACAGATGCTCGTGCAAAAGCAATTCTTGCTTCAGCATTTTCAGCAGAAGAAGGCTCTGTAGAACGCTCATATTTCCTTTCAGTTCTTTCTGGTCTTCCACAAGGAACTATTCCTGGAGAGACACTTGCTGCTGTTACAGCAGATGGAAACTCCTCGGCTGATAAGAGCCGTCGTGCAAAGTTACAACGCCGTGACCGTTACGGACGCTTTGCATTCCAAGGCGGAGGAATGTTCGCATTTGTTCGTCGTGCTAACGGAAGTATTCACGCACTCCTAGGTCGTCCTATTGGAGATGCTCCAGATTCAACAGATGGTGTTCAGGTAGAACTTCCTGGTGGACGTTTTGTGGAACTTCCATCAAGCAAAGCAGAGTATGTAAAAGCAATTATTAATCCAACTAAAGATGGATATAGCAAAGACCCCTCACGTGTAAGTACTGCTGACCCTGTTCTTGAAGAGGCTGACTTAAAATTTGTTGATGCTCCTGATGGTTGGACTAAGCAAGGAGCAATAACTTATAAAAAGGGTGACTGGACTGTTACATTCAATGAAGTTCTCAATGAGTGGGAAGGTAGCAACGGTAAGGGCGACCACTTCCAAGAAAAATCTTGGGCTGACATTGCAGATAAAATTGATGGAGCAGATAATCAAAAGGCTGAACTTCCAACCAAGCAAGGTTTTGAATTCAAATATCCAGATGGTGCTTATAAAGTAAATACTAAAGAGTATGACCCTCAAGGTCGTGACGGGGAAGATAGCCCTGACTTTACAGATGACCCTGTAGAACTTGCACAAAACTTTGATGAGCGCGACCTTATTCAGGCTTTAGGTGAAGCAGTAGTTCCAGAAAAGTCTGGAGATAATGCAACAGCATATGGTGCACTTGGTTTTTCTCGTGGTGACGAGTTTGTTCCAGCAGATGCTATCTATCATGCTATTGATGAAGCAGGTGGCGATGCACAGATGGAACTTGCAAAGATTTATGACAAGGCACTTGGCAACAATGTAAATCAAGATGCACTTGAAGGTTCTCGTAAGAAAGAATCTGTTGGACAGAAGACTCCAGAATTAGATAAGGCATTCAAGAAGGTTGCAGAACTTCCTGCTGACGAAGGTCTTGTAGAGCCAAAGTTTGTAGAAGATAAGCGTGATGCTACCCCTCTTCCTGCATTACTAAATGGTTTGACAGATGTAGAAGTTGCTCGTTTTATGGAGACAAAAGACCACACACCATTCTTACCTAAAAATGATGAAGTAAAGCTTCCAGAAGGCTTCCACGAACTTGACCCTGCCCCATTCGTCGGATGGAAAGAAGTTACAGCAGAGAATCCTGACCCCAACTTCCCAGAAGGTTTTAGTGATAACCCTGTATACCTTGCACAAACATTCAAGAAGGAAGAACTTAAGGCTGAACTAGAGCGTGCAATTTCTCCAGAGAATGATATTCCTGGTGATGCAAAGATTGAACTTCCAACTGACTCTGGTGAAAAGTTTGTTGCCAACGTTCCAGCAGAAGCAGTTCGTGATGCGCTACAACTTCAAGGTGAAGATACAAATAAAATTTTAGAAGATATTGCATCTAAAGAACCAGTTGCACGTCTTGATAATAAGCCAAGTGATAATCCAAAAGATTATTCTCTCAAGCGCACTGATGGTGTTAATGGA